CAAGCCGTATTCTAAGGGCAACCAGCGAGTCCTATCCTTCTACCCCCTGGCTCATGACTCACGCGACCAGTGCGCTGAATCCCAGCGGCTTCGGCCATACCACCCGTCCCGATGCGTTTCGCTGCTCTAACGCCCTTTTAATTAGCTTAGAATCCTTCCAGCGATCAGGGATAATCAAAAATACAGTTTTTGCGTTTGCTTCCTTGATAATCTTGACCGCCCATGCTTCATATTGAGAATAAGGGGGGTTGCAAAACACCAAATCAACCTTTTTGTCAATAAGTGCCTGCAGGAGAAAATCGGTCCCGACGATAGAAATATCAGGGGGCATATTCTCAATCAAAACAAGGCTTTTTTCAATAGCATATTTATCAAGAGAACCAAAGAAGTCGTATTTGTCTTTTTTGGCCCGGCTTATCTTTAATTTGTGAATCTTCTCCAATACTCGACCATCACCGGCTCCAATATCAAGCATAGAGCCAAACGACCCGGCAGCGGCAAACACCGCCCGGATCATATCGTCGGTAGTCGGGTAAAATTCAAAATCTTCCCCGTTTTCCTTCAATATCTGCACTCGCTCCATTGTTCCATTCATTGATAAACCCCTTAAAAAATAGATTAACATTACACGATATACACCGAATACAACCCGCAAGCTGTATTCAGTGAAGACCGCTTATGCTGTATATCTCGGCGAAAAGCAATTAAGCATTTTTCCTGTTTCACGATCAATGTTGTCAGTGATACCATAAATATCATGTAAAAAGTTGGACCCCTCGGCGGTCAATAGGTCGTGTAATCTCAAAGGTGTTACAATATGGCAGGCTGATAAATCCATGTTGAGTGTTGCTTTTGAACCGTCAAATCCTTCTTCAACGGCTCGTGTTGCTATTTTACTAATAGCTTCTATTTCGTCCTTAAGTAATTTGCTCCATTTAATCATAATCAAACCCCTTTATCTAAAGTAATAACGATTAAGATATTTTAGCGGACACTTTTTCTTTTCTGTAAGATGAAAAATAATGATCATATACATTACTCTCTTGGTCAAGACTATAGATAACTACATGGTAAATCTTCATGCTTTATCTCCTTTAAAATGTTATACAAAAACTTAACACGGTTTTGAGCTCAATAATCAATATTAACTCTCAAAAGTGCCGGGCCGACAAAAGAGACAATTAAACTCCTTTGCCGGATCCCAGCAAAGACAAACTTAGTCCATTTTCTTTGTTTCAGCTATTTTGGGAATAACTACCAACAATGCATCGATGCAATCTGTTACAACTTTTTGATGTTCAGGGTCATTACATAACGCAAGAGGATAAAATTCTTTTACATGTTCTATCCAACGATCAATATATTCCTGTTTGTTTGTTGTTGCTGCCATAATCAAACCCCTTGTATTAAAGTAATATTCTATTAAACAACCTAAACAAAGTATAACTCATTTAATCAAGAAGTCAAGAAGAAACTTCAAAATAAAGCAGATTTATTTGACTTTCGCTGTTTTGGGGGTATGCTTTGGGTACAGCGCCGGTTTTTTAACCGGTTCCCGTGCAGCTTCGGCGGTGCGGGGTTCTTTATAAGTGAATATCACACTCTGCCAGCAGGGAGCAACGGCCTTAATTGTGCTTAGCTGGACACCGAAACGATTCGGTTTGTAGATCGCAGCGGCAGTATTTAAGACGTTAGAAGTTTGCACCCTATCTAATGCCAGCGAAACGCTGTACTCCGATCGTACTTAGGGAAGTACCGGCAGCCGCCCGGAAATGGTTTGACAGTACGATGCAAGGCGATACAATGACGGGTATTGCAAAAGCACTCAATTACAGGGGTGCTTTAACTCCTCAATTCAGGGATATGCAATACAAAGGGAGAACACAAACTTATACTTTAACGTTAAAAATGGTTATCTGGTTACAGGGTGCAGGCTGGATAACCTGAAATCAACGATCCGAGAGGGTCTTAATTTATAGCCTGATTGTTAGATAGTTACCGAACAGCAGAAGTATATTTGTTGAGAGGTTTAATAACATGGACTCAGGACGTTTCAGCAAAAAAGGCACAATAGGCATGATAGTCATAAACAACCTGGCAATCATAGCTGTATCGACCGCACAGCAGCCCACAAACAAGGTTATATGCTGGATATGTCTCGGAGGTATGATATTGCTCGCATCAATATTCCTGATCGTCCAGGGACACTCAGACACCAAAAACGGAGATAAACCCCAATAATGCAAGCTATACTTGAAGATACCCAGGAAACAGAAGACCTCGAACCAATCAAACTCGGAAACCTCGCAATATACCGCACACCCGCAGAACTTCAAACTAAAGTAGATGAATACTTTGAATCAGGAGTACACATAAGGACTGTTATTGTAGGCAAGAAGGGAGACAAGAAGAAGATAGAAGTGAAACTACCTACGGTCGTAGGACTTGCCCTATACTTAGGATTTAATAGCAGACAGTCGATTTATGATTATAACGCCCGTGACGGTTTCTCTTACGTTATAAAAAGGGCTGTCTCGTTTATAGAAATGTACCATGAGGAGGCTTTAGGGGACGGAAACAACGTTGTTGGCTCAATATTCTGGCTAAAGAACCACGGCTGGAAGGATAAATCGGAAGTTGAGCATACCGCCAAGGAGAGCATTGCAGCATTGATCCAAGCGGCACAGCAGGCCAAGCAGATAGAGAGTAAAGTGGTTAAGTCTTTGCCTGTAATACCTTTAAGTCAAGAACCAGCGATTATTGAAAGGAAAGATGATGTATAAAGACCAAAGCAAGCAGAAGGAAGCGAATAAGGCGGCTAATAAGCGATACCGCGACAAGCAAAAAGGTATCACGGAACAGGGTATCACGCAGAACCAGTCAGATGCAAATGACCGACACCGCCCGAAGAGGGCAGCAGTCGCCGCGATGAGTATTACACCGGAAGGCGTAACAGGACTCAGCCCAGAAACAACAACGGCCGAGGCATTATTTGAACAGGCATTGTTAAGACTACCACCAGGCCCAACCCGACCAACAGGCAGACCAACGCCGGCCACTTCGAAGATGACAGCCAACCAACTCAAGCGGACAGTCAGCTCATACCACGGCCTTGGCTGGATCAATAGTCCTGAATATGCCGAGGTAATCTATCGACTACTCAGCTGGACTACTGAAGACCTGCAGCAATCAGGACAGTTAATTCCAGCATGGAGGGACGGGAAGGAGAAAGTACCGGCCTGAATTGAAAGCGCAGGGCACCCCCATGGGGGGCGGCTTGGCTTGGCAAAATGACTTTTCCCTACCGCGTTCAGAGAATAAAATTTTGGTAAAATTAAAAAGGAGACAAAGAAGATGAGTAAAATAATGGAAAGGTTTAAAGTATGGCTACATAATTTCAGTCATATCCACCACCGCTTGATGGCGGAGTTTTTGCGGAAGCGGAATTGGGTAGCCTTTTATTTAGAGCCTACGCACCGAGATTGCAAGGACGGCACTTGCTGGATGAAGGCATACGAAAGTTCTTTAAAGACATAAAAGATGATTACTTGCTACAAAAGATTAGACTTAAGTGATATGTCTGCTCGGGAGAAATATTACTGGTACAGTCATGTAGCCCGATTTGAAAAACATTATGGCGGTTCTTATCCTTTTCCCTGGAGAACCGAATATTAAATGGTAACATTACCTGATATAGATTTTTTAATGGCTTTGGACGAGGATGATAAGTTTGATGGAGATTGAAAGATGGTAAAAGACCCAAAAGACATGACAGAAGATGAGAAATTTGATATTTGTGTGATGGCTGGCTGTGATATAAGTCCTTTTGCCCGACCTGATGGTAGCTATGGATTAAGGACTACTCATCCTTGTGGGATATTGCATGATGGACAAAAATATATAGTTGGGCAGAGGGTAAATGGTTAAACTCTTTGAAAAATACGGAGAGTGGTATGGACGGCGACACTACGAGTGTCATCACTGCTCGAACGATACCGGCGAGAAACCGGAGCAGTGTAAGAAGTGTAATTCGATAAGTTTTGAATTTATCAAAGAAAGGAACTTAGCATGAAAAAAGACGTAAAGATTATAATTATTCTGGCTTTGGTGATGGGTGTTTTTATCGGGGTATGTGTTCAACAGCGGGAGGTCCAGGGTTCGACGTGGATAGTCACTGACGACACCCTGACCCTGAGTGCTGTGGACGCGACCCCCCTGGACGGCACAACTGCAAACCGGACTTTTAAGCCTACCGACAGGTTATCGCTTTATTCAGTGCGCCTTGATGAGCGTACGGACAAAGTAGAGGTTCATTTTTACTCTACTGGATCTGACACCGCAGGCGATACGGCAGCGATAAACATTTACGGCTACGGGGCTGACGGGCCTGCGATGCGGGTTTACGATGCCACGACCGTTACATTAGGAACTGCAGTATCCCCTGATGGGGGGTTATACGCAGACGGTATTTCCGGTACAGACAAGCACGTAACCACGGTAAGCGTCAAAGACGAAAATGCTGATACGGTAGCAAAGATGACGATTCAGACCCACGGGATAAGATGGCTATACTTCGAGCCAGAGACATTCACCGGAATTAGTAATATGATAGTTAAGATACGAAGTTACGGGACCAAACAGAGTGGACCATGAACATAGCCCCCGAACAAGCATTGATGATGCAGGAGCGATGGCAAGCTGATCCAATCCTCTTTATGACGGAGGTATTGGACGTTAAGCAAGAACACGTCTGGGACAAGATGGAGGATGTTGCATACTCCGTCAGGGACAATCTGAGGACGTGTGTATACGCAGGCCACGGGGTATCAAAGTCATTTTCAGCTGCGAGGATAGCCCTGTGGTTCTTAACAGCCTATGGCCCAAAGGCCACGGTAATCACTACCGCACCGAGTAACGATCAGGTCGAAAACATCCTATGGCGTGAGATAGCAGTAGCCTATAACGGCGCTAAGTACCAGATGGACGGGGTGCTTACTCGCAAGAAACTCGACATGGGATCGAATCTCGAACCACCTGAAGGAAAGTGGTTTGCCTACGGCTTCGCTACCACCCCCGACACGGTGACAGGTGAGGCCACGCGGTTTCAGGGCTATCACAACGACCATATACTTGTCATCTTCGACGAGGCCGCTGGAATCCTGCCCCAGATTTGGCGGGCTGCCGAGCATTTACTTACCAGCGGACATACTCGATGGTTGGCAATCGGCAATCCGACATCCCCTTATGGGAATTTCGCAGCGTGTGAGGACGATGATAAGTGGAGTATTACCACGATCTCCGTCAAGGACACTCCAAACTTCAAGGCTGGAAAAGATGTAATCCCCGGCGTATCGGGGCGTGAATATGAAAAGACAATGCGCGACAAGTATGGGGAGGATTCCAATGAGTACAAGGTCAGGATTTGCGGTAAAAAACCTTCTTATGGAGAGGGTACTTTTTACGGGGAGCGTGTTGCTCAAGCAGAACAAAGAAATCATATAAGGGATTTTCCCATCGAGCATACTATCCCCGTGCATACGTTCTGGGATGTCGGCCCGCGAAATACCGCGATTATCTTTGCCCGTTTAGTAAACGGCTGGCTTCAGATCGTAGATGCTGACTACGATGATACAGGAAGGGGTTGGTCCGGTCATGCTATTATGCTGCAGCGCAAACCATATATCTACGGCGACCACTGGGCGCCGACCGATCTTATCGGGAGCAACGCTCGTAATATGTCCGGTGAAGTCAATATCGACCTTGCACGCGAAGCGGGGATCGACTTCAAGATAATGATGGCCCATTCGTTCGCAGACCGTATCGCGGCGACTAATAATATAATCGCTACGAAAGTTTTGTTTTATTCCAAAAGCCCCGGCGTTCAAATGTTATTGAGCGCTTTAAGGAAATACCGGCAACGCCGAAACGAACAACTATCTACCGATGAGAACCCGTCATATTTCAAAGACCCTGTAAAGGACTGGACTCGACACCCCGCAGACGCTTTCGGCGGCATGGCAATCGTCTATAGGTTTAACGGCATAGCATTGTATTTGCCCGACGCAGAACCAGTAGGCGCTTTGAGTTCATGGGACTATGACCCGTTTGAAGGAGGCTTATAAAATGATAAGGAGGCCAAATGGATACAAGCGATGATCCAGGAACAATTTCTTTTTTAGTAAGTGCTTCTTCTATAGCAGCTGCTACTGTAGCCACTGTACGAGCTGTAGAGGGCGGTGGACGCGGCGGAGGTGGAGGCGGTGGTGTTCCAGCACGGCGTGCGGAAACACAAGGCCCGGTCGCACGTTCTACCGCAGACGTAGAATCTGGTGAGAGGCAAAGGGCTTCTGTATTTAAAAGGCTTTCAAGGCTAAGACGGGCTACACTTGTCTCCGAACGTAGTGCGGCAGAGCCACAAATACTTAATACTAAACTGAGCGGAACATAATGCTTGATAATATTTTCTATATTCCTCCTAATACAGTTGGTATAGGATGGAAACTGAAGTGGAAATTAAAACATATTATTTGTTTGTTTTTCGGTCATAAAATTAGAGCAACTACTTTTGAGGAACAAAAACGGGGCGACAAAGATGTAATCTGTAATCGTTGCTATCAAATTTGGGAAAATGATGAATTATTTGAAAAAGGTGATAGGGTGCGATTGACAAAAAAAGACATTGGCAAGTTTAAGGTTGCATAAATGGGTATTGTACGAGAGATCATAAAACGTCAAAAACGTATGGAGGATGCACGTCAGCCATACGAGAACATGATGGACTGGAACATAAAGGTTGCCGTCCCGTCGAGGGAGAAGGTCACGAAATGGTCAGTCAGCAATACAAGTCATAACGGAGTTACTAATCTTGGCTTCGCAGATACCACGGGCGACAGCGGGCAGTTAAAAGGTACGGGGATTTGGGACCCGACAGCTTCGGCTTCGTTAGACACTTGGAAGAATGGAGTTTTAGGCTGGCATACACCACGGGCGACTACATGGTTTAAGGGACAGGCACAGGAGAGAGCAATACGCGGTAACAGGAGTATTTTACGCTGGCTTCAGGAGGTTGATGTTTTACTGGCAGAGGCGCTTGAGCGCTCGAACTACTACGACATGAAGGGCATCAGGCTCTTAGACTCAGGCGGTATCGGGCCATCCTATATGTTTGCAGACGAGTTAGTGGGATCTGGTAAGATACAATGGAGAGTTCCACATCCGCGTCAGTTCTGGCATGAACTTGATTTTTGGGGCATCGTCAATAAGATGCACTATAGATATACACTTCCGCTAAGAGAGGCAAAGCGGACGTTCGGTTCGGACTGGATGAGCCAATCACAGCAAGACACCCAAAAGGATACCCCCGACCAGCCGGTAAACATCATACAGGCTATCTACAAGAATTATAAGTTTGATCCCGACTCAGATAACGCCGGCAGGAACAGGCCGTGGCTTTCACATACAATATCCTTAGACTCAGGCGTAGCCGATGAGGGCGGGACGCTCATGGAGCAAAGCGGGTATAACACCGTCAATCCTATCCCGTGGCTATTAAATAGATCAACCCACGAACTCTACCCGCGAGGCGTAGTAGGTCAGTTCCTTATCGAGATAATGACATCGAACTACCTGATGCGGGATATGTTAATGGCCTCACAGCAGGCCGTAAGACCTTCGATACTTGCACTTGACACATTGAAAAGAAAACTAAACCCGAAACCCGGCGGATATACATGGGTTGATAAAAATGATTTTAGGGGAAGTGGTGGTTTACCACCGGCGATGAAACTCTTTGAAAATGTCGAATGGCCGTTCACCTTAGAGATAATCGACAGATTTCAGGGCGTTATTAAACAGCGGTTTGGAGTTCCATTCTTTAACTTAATGGATAACCTTGGAGGCAGAGACCGTGTTACGGCAGAGGAAATAGTCCAGAGACAGGCCGAGAGAGCGATTTTAATGACCCCGTTCTTAGGCACTTTGAACGTCGTAACCGACCAGGAGATTGACCGCGTATTTGAGATCGAGTTTGCTGCCGGCCGAATCCCACCGCCTCCGACTGAACTATTAGTAGCCCAGAACCAGCGCATTGATATTCAGTACACCGGACCTCTAACTCAGTTAATCAGACAGTATTACGAGGTCAATAGAATCCAGGCGGCGGTTGCTTCGCTGGCTTTCTTAATTGACATTGATGATAGTATACCTCTGAACTACGATGGCGATGTCTTTGCACAGGAACTCTTAAAATCCTCCAATGCACCGATAGAGGGCATAATCCCCTTGCAGGATGTTAAGCAGGCAAGAGCGGTTATCGCACAGCAAAATGCACAGCAACAGATGATCGAGAACGCAAAACAATTAGAAAATATACTTCCGAAACTTGACAAGAAGCCAGAGGCGGGAAGTCCAGTAGCACAATTAGAAGGAGCAGTATAATCAGTAAGGCTGAAATTTATATGACTACCGAGGATGATGCAGTGAAAATATTAACTGATTGTCCCGACGCAATAGAGATAACAGGTTTTCAGACAGGAAAAGGACTTGGTATCTACGGTACTATATGGCGAACATGGAAAAAAGGGAGTATAAAAATATTACCAAATGGAATACAGCTGCTTCGTAAAATAAGAAGTCGATATATGAGATGTATTTACATAGTTAAATAAGGAGCAGTATGAAAATCTTTGACCATGTACTCGAATTGAAAGAAGTTGATTTTGGTGGGTACAAATGCCTTCAGTGATATTGTTCCCGATGCGATACAGATGAGGATGTTCTTGAACGGGAAGGAATCACAAAGTGTCCAAGATTTAGTTTTATAATTTATCTTATAAGCAACACAAGGTGGTTAAGAAGATATTTGTTGAGGAAAACGAGTAATTGGTTTTTAAAATTAAGCAAATTGTAGGAGCAGTATAAATGATAAACAAAATAAAAAATTGGTGGTATTATTCAAAAGGACATCCGCAGTACGGCTTTAGCAATCAGCCGATGAATAATGGGGATAAAGTATGCGCCATCATTTTCTTAGGTTTTATTCTCAGTTTAATTATAGCAGGATTTTTGTTATGAACTTAACGCGACACAAACTTAATAAGAAATTGATTATACCATGAATACATGCCGAACTTATGGATGTAAACAAGAACAGCACCCGAACCCGAAAGCCAAAGGTCGTTGTCCTGATTGTTGGCAAGACATGGTAGAGCATACTGTGTATGAGATAAAGTGGTATGCTTATTGGAACGCTCACGGTAAGGATTATCGACCTCAATATGATTATCCTCAGTTTGTAAACGAAGCAATTGCGGAGATAGCATGAACTTAACACGACACAAACTTAATATAATGGCCCCGGACGGCGCAAGCTGGAGTGGCAAGTGGCGGAAAGCCAAACGCAAATATTACAAGAAGCACGGCAAGGTTTGTAAGTGTTGCGGGTCAAAAAAGAACATTGAACTGCATCACAAACTGCCGAGACACTTGTTCCCCGGACTTGCACTTGACCAAGACAACTTTATACCCCTGTGTAATCGAAAAGGCGTAGGTTGTCATTTTTTACTTGGACACCTGCAATCTTATTACACATACAATGCAAAAATTACAGAGGTAGCGAAATTCGCAAGAGAAAATTCGGTATTAAAAAAGAACGTAGCTTAATTTAGGAGAACAAACATGAGTGCAGAAGTAAGTGATTCGGTAACAGTTATCGAGGACGGCAAGTGCCATTCGGGCGTAGTGTCTGCGGTCGATAGCACGACCTGTACCGTCGATTTCCCCGATGGTGACGATGGTTGTTTTGGCTTTGAGGACGTGATAAACCACGAAGGCGAGACCCTGATC